GATTTTACAGGCGAGCTGGCCTTGCTCTCGTTATACTGGCTTCCTTTTGCCTTTCCGGGTTATTGCCGTCCCCCTTTAAATCATAATGACCTACTAACCGTTAAAATGATTAAGACGGCAATGCGTTTATACTAAATCAAATAATGTAGGCACTGATAATTTATGCATCATGGCTTTTATATAGTATATCCCATCATTAAAATACTCGCTATTCAATTCAACGCTAACAGCTTTCCTTTGCATCTCAATAGCTTTGTAAGCTGTAGAAAATAAGCCGCCGAAAGGATCGTCTACAATCTCACCTTTCATAGTGTATCTGTTTATAAGCCTTTCAATAATGTCAAACTGCAAAGGGCAGATGTGTTTTTCTTTTTTAGAATGTACTTGATTCGCATTTAAAGTATTCATTCTATTCACGTCTGTCCATACTAAATCATTATTTGAGTGAACCGGCAAAGTCATGAAAGTAGAAGATAGTTTCTCAAGTTCATCCAAATCTTCGCAAATTCTCAAATGCTCTTGAAAATCATAAATCTCAGATTGATTTAATTTTTTCCATGCTGCCACAATCTTTTTGACCTCTGTTTTTTCAAGTTCATCTTTTGTCATAAACCTGTCACCGCTGGATCTTTGATAAGCGTGCGCATCTAATTGCCATAAAGCTTTTTTATAATCTGATTTATCTTTTTGAACTGGGAAATCTCCGTAGGCGTTATTCATTTCGGATGGAGCTTTTCTAAATAATAAAACATATTCAGGTAACCCAACACCCATCTTTGTAGCATCTTTACATTGTTCGCTCCATCCTAATCGATAGGTTTGATTGTTTTCAGCTACCACATCTGTGGTTACCGTTATTTTACCCATAAGATAAAATCCATGCTTTAAAAAGTGTTGCACAGTTTGACCGCTAAAGTCTGATATTGTAGTAAATGATGTGCCGTTTTGGTAACTATAACGGATGCGATCTTTTACATGGATAGCTGCAATCCGTCCAGGCTTTAATACCCTTAACAAATTAGGCGTTAAATAATCCATCTGTTTAAAGAAATTATCATTACCATGATTATGTCCAAAATCATTATAATTATCTGAATATTCATAATGATCTCCGAAAGGTATAGATGTTAAGATCATATCAACTGAATTATCTGGCATCTCTTTTTTGTCAGCATGAACAATTACAGTATCATTATTATAAAGGGTTACATTGTCGTAAACTAATTTGCAACCATTAGCGAAGATTTGACGTTCCATTTGTGATTTGATTATGTTGTTATTTAATCCGTTTTCTTTTACGAGTTCAATCATTTGATTATTTAATTCAATATGCTTTGCCCATTTTTCTTTTAATGTTTTTAATACTTCATATTCATTTTCAGTATAAATGATATGTACATTTACGGTCTTAGTTTGACCAAATCTGTAACATCTGTGAATAGCTTGTATAAAATCATTGAATTTGTAATCTATGCCGGCAAAGATCATATTATTGCAATGGTCCTGAAAATTACATCCAGAACCTGCAATCTTAGGTTTTGTCAATAGGTATTGATATTTACCCTCACTAAATCCAATTAGTAAATCTTCTTTTTTTTCATTCGGCAAACCGCCGTAAACAGATGCATAATTATCACCTCTGAAATTGCTTTCAAGTGTTTGGCGTTCGCTTTCCAGATGGTGCCAAATAATTACATTGTCATTTATTGATTCAGCTATTTCACAAGCTTTGTTAATACGTGCCGGTAAGCTATCTCGTTTCTCTTTACTAACTTCTAAAAGAGATTTACTTAAATCTTTAAATAAGATAGGTTCACCCCACTTATTTAGCGGTTGATCTTTAATATCGTATCTTATGCAATGCTCGATAATGTTTAATTCAGGTAGATCGTATCCAGTTGAATCATAACCTAAATCGGCGGGGGTATTTATAAAAGCTGCCCATGTACTTACCCATTGCCAAAATTCTTTTTTCTTATTTTCATAAAGTTTAAGCTGACCGGCTTTTGTCGAATCTCTTTGAAAGAATCTTGTAAGGGCGTGGCCGCGCGATATTACACCTAAATAATCTGCATAATTAAGAATCTCTATGAAATCATTTGGGGTAGGTGTTGCAGTAGCTACAAAGCGATATGGCACCTTTTTAAAATAAGATAAAACGAACTGAGTAGTTTCAGTTTGCAGGTTTCTTAAAATAGAAGCTTCATCAAAAGATACGCCACAAAACAATTCAGGATTAATGTCACCTTTACGGACGCGCTCATAGTTTGTTAAATAGATTTGTATTTTGGCATCTTCAAAGTTATCTGTATCGGTTATGTATGTGACATCATAGCCGGTGCCAAGTTTACGATTGTCGCGTTTAAATTCACCGCTTACACCTAATGGGCAAACAATAAGGAAAGGTTTTCCAGTGTGCTGAATAAGCTGTTTTGCAATTTCAAGTTGCATAAAAGTCTTTCCTAATCCAAAGCTTGCAAATATTGCACGTCTGCCACCTGTAAGGCAAAAGTCAACAATATCTTTTTGATGTGCAAAAAGCTTTTCGGTAAACTTTAAATTGTCGGTTTCAATGCCAAAGTTTTCGGCAACGATCACCTTCCCTTTCAGGAATGATTGATAATCTTTGTTCATGGTTTTAGGTTTTTTGGTTTACAAATATATGGTTAAAAAGTTATTTCATCTCTTTCAATATCCGCAATGCTTTTAAATAGCTGTATCTCATTCCTGAAATCCATCTCACAGGTCATCAGCGTGCCGTTTCTTTGCTTCATAATCCTAATCCGTCTCTTACCCTCAAAGCTTTTATCATTTGATAATTCAGCGTCATTTGCACCCCATAGCATAAGTATCAAATCCGCATCCTGCTCAATAGCTCCCGATTCTCTTAATGATGAAATCGGTGGCGGGACATCCCAGCTACTATTCTTTACACCTTCACGGCTCAATTGGGAGAGGGCAACGATAGGTATTTCAAGTTCTTGCGCAAGGTTTTTAAGCTCCCGGCTAATGGTCGCAATTTCTTGCTCTCGGTTGTTTTTGCTTTCACCATGCATGAGCTGAAGGTAATCAATAACTATCAGGCCAATGTCATGTTTCTTTTTTAGCCGGCGTGCCTTTGCTTTTAAGGATCGTAAATTTACGGCATTCGCATCGTCAAAGAATATATTATACCGGCTCAAGCTGTTGGCAGATTCGGCCAGCTTTTTGTATTCAGCTTCCGTCAGGCTACCGGTCTGCAATTTATTCAAAATTATGTCCGATTGCGCTGCAAGCATTCTAAGGGCTAAATACGGCGCTTTCATTTCAAGTGACCATATCCCTACCCCAGCACCAGATAAGGCCGCATTTCGCACCAAATTAAGCGCAAACGCGGTTTTACCTACGGATGGGCGCGCCGCCACGATAATAAGATCACCGGGTTGCCATCCGCGTGTGGCATTGTCGAGGTCTGAGAATCCTGATTTTATGCCGGTAATGGATGTACCGACTGCCTTCCATTTATCAATTTTATTTAAAGTGTTAATCAGAACGCTCGAAATGTGTAAAGTATCGGCGGTGTTGTTATTGGATAGCGTCATGATTTGCTTTTCTGCAAGGTCGATAAGTTCAAAGCAGTCTGATTCAGGATCGAGAGCTTTGGCGGTTATTTCGGAGGATATGGATATGAGCTTGCGGAGGGTGTATTTTTCATGAACGAGGCGGGAATGGTTTACAATGTTTGCAGAAGATACGATGGCATTGGTAAGCTTTACCAGTTCGTATGGTCCGCCTATTTCATCGAGGTGGCCGGCCTGTTTGAGTTCTTCCGTAACTGTCACGAGGTCAATAGGTTGGTGTTTTTTTTGCAGGTTAAGGATGGATGTGAATATCTTTTGATGTGCGGATACATAAAAGCTATCCGGTGTCAGTAGGTCGGTCACTTTGTCAATGGCATTTGATTCTATCAGTATCGCTCCCAGTATGGCTATTTCGGCATCCTTTGCTTGTGGTTGTAATCCTTTCATGGTTATTTATTTAGCTGTTCAAATCGTTCACGTTCCCTCTGCCATCGTTCCCGGTTGGCCTTTGCAATCTTTTCATGTTCGTTAAGCTGTTTCTTATTTTCAT